ACTTATGTAAACTACCTTCAGTTTGTGTTTCCTTTTTCTTTTTCTCCTTTGCTGATAATATTAGGTTATCTTTATCGCCAAGAGGTATCTTCTTTTGCAAGATGATGTCAGGCAGAATACCCTCAGTTTGTATTTTCTTTCTCTTTTTTCTTTTAGAAAATCCCGCTGGGTTATTGACATTTCCCTTCGCAGCATTTTTACGAGCCAGACTATTAGCTCTTCTTCTTTGTCTTGGATCTGTTAAATCTAATCCCTTTTCTTTTGCAATCTTGTTCATATGGTAGTTACCATCATACTCATAAATTACTTCTTCACCAGTGAGAACGTATTTTATTTTTCCAGCGATCCCTCTAGATTTAAGGTCAGCTTTACTACCTTTACTCACATTAATCATTTTTCTTACATTAGCTTTACCAACTGGATTGCCTGAAGCATATGTGCTTTCTGGTTTTTTCTTTGGAGTCTTTGGAAGTTCAGTTTCCTTCTTAGGATTTACGGCCTTAACACCTGATTTTTTTTCAAAATCTTGATATGAACTTTCTTTCTGTAGGGGAACGATCTTATTCTTTACTACTGGTGCTTTCTTTGAAGCATCCAAAAGTTGTTGTTGTCTTTGCCTCTTCTTAACATCACTAAGTTTCATTCCGTCTGGGTTTTGTTCTTCTTTCAATTTCTTTTTTCTTTTCACCATCATATCTTCCAATCTCTTTCTCTTTGAGATTGCAATAGCAGCCTGTTGTTTTGAATGAGAGCTCTCATTCATTGCTGTTTCTAAATCATCAGCTTGTTTTGCATGTGTTTTAGATCCTTTCCTTAGTTTACCAACTAATTTTTTTACAAATGGTTTATCATCTTTATCTAATGACTCATCTACATTCAAGAAGTTAACATACTTCTCATGTTCCTTCTGTCTTAGTTTATTCTTTGCTATTTTGCCTGCATCTCTTTTGAATCTTTCTTTCGCTGTGACTCCTTCCTTTACATCTCCTGTAATCTGAGGTGTCTTAGGAATCATGACAGGTTCCATCATCTTCTTTTTAGCCCAGTCATCTGGAACCATAAGATGTTTGGTCTTAAATGCCATGTGTAGTGTTGTAGTATCAATATCATTCTCTTTTGCAATCTTACACATCAACTTATCTACCTCATCATAGGTAGGATAGTCCATCTTCACTAGACCATCTTCTAGTTCCTTGACGTAATCTTCGTTGAATGATTCTTTAGTCACTTTTTTCTCAGGTAATCCTTTATGTTTAGTGGATGCAAATTTCTTTACATCTTTTTCCTTCATGCTGGAAGCAGTTCCTTGAACCTCAGGCGTCGCTTCCCCCTTGAGAGTGCCTTTCTGATACGCTCTAACAATTCCCATGAATCGTTGTTGTTTTTTTGAGACTGCTGGCATGTCATTTATCTAGGGTTCGCTGGTGAAACTTCTTTTGGTAATTGTTTTGGTTTTGGTTTTACTGTATCCACAACCTTGTTAACTGCACCAGCTCCTACTTTAGCAGCGGCGTTCATTGCAGCATCTTTTGCAGCAGTTCCAGCACCTTTAATTACTTCTTTTGCTACTTTACCACCTGTCTTTCCACCAACTTTGATGCCTGCTCTGACAATTGCTTTAGTGACAGGTTTCGCAGCAGCCTGTATTGCACCAGTATACTCAGTGATAAGACCTAAATCATCTCTCCAATCAGAGAAGTCTTCTTTCTTACTCTTACCATAGTTCGCAGCACCTTTCTTACGGCACTGAACTAGTCTACCAGATGCATATGCACTTGGCCATACACTTGCACTTGCCTTTACCTTATGATAACAGGCATCTTTCTTACCACTACCTTTACCTTTCTTATCTGATTCTACGAGTGCAGTCGTAATTGAATCTTTAGATTTCCAAAGATCATTCTCATGTATAAATGCATCAACTAACTCTTGATCAGTCCATCTCTCAATATCATATCCCTCTTCTACTATACCATCTAACCATGTGTCAAACTTTTCTCTATAATTATTCTTCTCTACAAGTTTGTTTGTTTCCCACTCTTTTCTAAACTTACCTGTTGTATCATTATACAACTCGGATTTTTTAGTTTTCATATTATCAAATCTTTTCTTTTCATCAGCAGTAGATATAGTGCTAACAATTTTCTCTGATCTTTTCTGTGCCTTACTACCTTCTTTACTATCAAGTCCTTTACTAAGTGCCTTACGACTTAGATTACCAGCCTTGCGATACATTTTTGTTTTAGGAAGAGGTTTCTTTTCTTCCTTATATAATTCACTAGCTGCTTTATGTTGACCCTTATTACCTAGTTCTTTAATCTTATCGTACTTTTTAGTAGCCGCCTTTTGTGCATCCGTTTTGGGTGGAAACATTTTCTTCCTCACCTCAAGTTGTTTAGCAGTTGGATTCTTTTCATTATAAAACTTACCAGTTCCTTTCTCAGGAGTGGCTTTCCCCATTTCATATATCGCAGAGTATGCTTCAGATAAATTCTTGTCCATTTTCAAAGGATACAGTATAGCTATCATAACGTATTTATTATATCAATAAATAGAAGACAGGGACTCTATAATTTTTAGCTAAATGGCTCGTCAGGGAATATTTACTGGATTCACACCGAACGATGGACTGGGAGATTCCCTAGCCTTGGGTGCTAGTAAGGTCAACGCAAACTTTTCGGAAATATATACTACCTTTGGTGACGGAACAAACCTTAGTGCCAATGCAGGGAGTGCTGGTACTTGGACTAAGGCAGGGAATACAGGGATATACACAAGTAAGAACGTAGGTATAGGAACAACTCTCCCCACTGCAGCTCTCTATGTGTCTGGTAACGCACAGTTAACAGGTATTACAACTGGAACATTCGTTGGAGATGGTTCTGGTCTAACAGGTGTGACTGCAACAGGTTCTGGTGTTGTCATTAAAGATAGTGGTGTTCTAGTTGGTGTTGCACAGAGTCTTAACTTCGATAGAAATATATCAGTCACACAAGCATTTGGTGGTAACGTCACAATTGGTGCTGCTGATACAGTAGGATTTGCATTTACCTCTGGATTCTCTACTACATCTGGATATGCAGACGTTGCTGGAGTGTCTACAACATCAGGAACAGCTGGGTTCGCTGACACAGCAACACTAGCCTACAGTGCAAACTTCGCCACAGTCGCTGGTATTGTAACATACGCATCAGCATCTGGAGTTGCAACCAACTCAGGAGTAGCTGAGTATGCGAAGGTAGCTGGTATCGCATCATACGTTGCCAATGCAGGGTTCTCAACCATGGCTGGGTATGCACACACAGCTGGTATCGCCTCAGTCGCACAGAATTTAACAGGAACTCCATCAATAGTTGTTGATAATATCAACGGTACTGGAATTGTAACCTTCCCAGGCCAAGGCAGTAAGATGCGTTTTGACTTTGATGCAACAGGTGACTTACCTACTGCTACAAGTTGGAGAGGTATGTTTGCATGGGCAAACAATACTAAGACTGCATACGTCTCTAGTGGAACCACAATGGGTGGTTACAATGGTTGGAGACAGATACTTCATGGTGATCATCTAGGAAACTACTTCACTGTAGGAGTTGTAACTGCATCTAAGTTTGCTGGTGATGGATCTGAACTTACTAACTTACCATCAACAGATAGTATATGGAGATCAAACTCCACTGGTATTAACACATCAACTAACGTTGGTTTAGGTACTACTAACACAGAGGGATATAATCTTAACGTACTAGGTAACTTCAAGTTACAAGGCAGACTGGACGGAACTGCAACAAATAATATTCTACCTCACCTATGGACTAATTACAATGATCTACCAGCTGCTGGAATCAATCATGGTCAGTTTGCTCATGTTCATGAATTTGATAAGGCATACTATGCTCATAAGGAAGAGATAACAGTTAATGTTACAGTCAGTACCGACACTGTGGGTGGTCAAGCAACAGGTGTATTCTACTTTAATGGTGTAGAAAGACCAGATCAATTCCCTATAACAAGAGGAGCAACTTATCTGTTCAATCAGAATGATGCTTCAAATGCCAACTATAATAGTCAGGCTCACCCACTCATGTTCAGTCTAACTGAAGATGGAGACTTGGTGCCAGGTGGAGCTCACTACGATCCTACCACTACAGTTTACAGACTAGATGGTGTTGTCAAAACTATGGCAGAGTACACTAGTGGTTTTTCTAGTGCTACCACTAAGACTGTACACTTTACACCTCCAGCTGATGCACCTAACACACTTTGGTATTGGTGTCACTTCCACACAGGTCAAGGAAATAGATTAGCACTCAATAATAATGCTTTAGGATGGAGAGAACTTGTTAATAAAAATGCTGATACTACTGTAGGAACAGGAACTGAGAATTATAGAATTGGTGTTGTGACTGCAACATCATTCACTGGTGATGGATCTGGATTAACTAATATTGCAGTATCCTATGCAGCTTCTTCTGGTATTGCAACTCTAGCACAAGGACTAGATGGTAAACCAGACATCTTAGTTGCTAACATCAACTGTACTGGTATTGTTACTGGTGCAACTTTCGTTGGAGATGGATCTGGTCTAACAGGTATCACTGCATCTGGTAGTGGTATTATCATTAGAGAAGGCGGCACACTCGTAGGAACTATTGGAACTGTAAACTTCGGAACTGGTTTCAGTGTTTCCCCTGCATCTGCTGGTGTCGTAACAGTCACCACATCAGGTGGTGGCGGAGGCGGTGGTATCTCTGGTATGATATACCAAGAGGAAGGATCTACCGTTGGTACTGCACAAACAGTTAACTTCATTGGTGCCGCATGTACAGTAACGCATAGTGGTGGGGTTGCAACTGTCAACTTGGCAGGAGCAGTACCATTTACAGGCCCTGCAGCAAGTATAACTGCACTTGATATCACACAATATGAAAACGCATACTCATGGGGAAACCATGCGAGTGCTGGATATCTAACAGGAATAGGTGGTCAAAGCTTAGGTAATTTATCTAATGTTTCTAGTGCAGGACCAAACAGCAATGATGTACTAACATGGAGTGGATCACAATGGGCACCAGCCGCACCTACAGGTGGTAGTGGTGGAATAATAATTAAAGAAGAGGGAAGTCAAGTTGCGGCAGGGATTACCTCACTTAATTTTGTTGGAACTACTGTAAGTGCAACCGCTTCTGGCACAGATGGAACTATCACAATCACTGCTGGTGGTGGTGGAGGTGGCAGTATTTCTACAACTGGAGTTGGAACATATACTGCATCTGCTGGTGTAGAAGTACAAGTAGATTCATGGTCTAAGTTGAGTTACTCTGGTGCGGAATACACATTTATGATTGGTCTAGGAACATACAGACAATCACAGAAAGTTCTTGTCATGCACGATGGAACTACAGCGTTCTCACAAGAATATGGCATCATGTTCTCTCCAGAACAACAGGTATCTATTGCTGCAACTGTAAGTAGTAACAACGTTCTAGTTAAAGTTACTCCTGAGGCAGGGATATCTGGTCTATCAACATACAGATTTGTTAAAACTTTCATTGATAACCTATGATTCATACTAGCACGAATACTCTTGATAGAACAGGGTTGGCTGTCAAACCAACTGGAGCCGATGAAAAGAAAGCATACTCTATCAAGTGTTATACTAAAGATGATTGGGTATTCATCCACGAAGAACTAGAAAAGGATGGTTCACTAGAGGATAACATACCAGACCCAGCGATAGTATGTCCTGACAAGAAGGAACATAGTGATACCAGAGCAACTTATATGTTGACTGATGCGGAAGCAGAGGATCTAAGAAAACATGAGAAGGTGCAATGGGTATGTATTGACTATGACGTATATCCAGGCAACTATTCTCCAGATCCAAAAGATATTGTTGCTGGTGTGCAGAGATTTGGCAGAGGAGTGGGTTCGATATCTAACTACAGAGCATGGGTTACTGCACCTACTGGTACAAGACCACCTACATCTCAGGCTGGTATAGGTTCTACTGATAAAAACAGAACTGGATATCAAATACTAAGACATACTCAAAAAGAGAATCCTTGGGATGCAACATCCACTGGGCTTACTGGATCAGACCATATTATTATAGAGAAAGAAAACGTTCAATTGGGTGATGGAACTGGCGTAGATGCAATCGTATCTGATGATGGTTTCTGGATTGCACATCCAGAGTTTTGCACTACTCCTGATGATCCAACAGACTATGTAAGTGGAAACGCATTGACATGGAGTGGTATATCTACAACATCGGGTTACTGTGGTGTTCTGGATCTAGTTCTCGATGCACCATACTATATTGACCCAGACTTTTTCAATGCAGATCCAGGCAACAGACTGATGCAACGTTGGGATGGCACAACAGTTCCAGTAGAATCTGTTGCAAGATCATGGTGGTCTGATGCTAGTCAAAGATCAGTAGGATTCTCTACCATTGGTACAACAACTGGTATAAGCACCAACTATAGTAGACAAAGTTGCAATGGAAGTAACACCCAGAAACCAACTAACAATTCTGATCATGGAACTCAGTGTGCTGGTCAGGTGTTTGGTAAGAACTATGGTTCTGCATACAACTGTAACAAATGGGTATTAAATGGTATCGGAGGTTCTAATGCTGGAATCAATGGTAGTCAGTTTGATGTACAGAAACTATTTCATCTATACAAACCAAACTATGATAGACACTCTGCAATAAGTGGTAAACAAAATGATGACAGGAACCCCACACTGTCAAGTAATAGTTGGGGATACAGGTCTAGTAATATTCATAGCTCAGGAGCATACTATTGGTATAGACCATCAGATATAGATGGATCAGTAACAGGAACATCATATACGGCTGGATCAGTTGAACCAGCTTTCTTTGATACTCTAGGTAATGCTGGTGACTTGGGTAGAATGAAAGGTGAGATGATAGACAGTTCTGTCACCTCATCTGGTGATGAGTTATCTGATGCTGGAGTCATTTTTGTTTGTGCTGCTGGTAATAGTAATCAAACTCAATGTAGTCCTGGCGATCTTGATTTTAATAACTATTGGTCTACATCTTCCCAAGGTGACAGTTCTTCCTTGGCATCTGCAACTCATACTGAATTTGGATTGAATTGTTATAACACTATCAATAGAAGAGGGTGGCCACAATCTTTAGGTAAGACTACATCTGGATTATCTACTGCTGGAACTGAGTATGCTGCTATCAATGTTGGTGCATTGGACGATGAAATAAGTAGTACTGGATATACTAGTTTGGGTGATAGTGACTATAAGGAAAGAATAGTATCATACAGTGATAGAGGAACAGGTATAGATGCTTACGGTGCTGCTGATGATACTCTCACAGCAGACGGAAGAGCCTCATCCCTTACATATGTTCACCCAGAAACATATTCTGATCTATCATTGACTCCATATGATGTTGACTTTGGTGGCACTAGTTCTGGATGTCCTACTGTTGCTGGTTGGATTACTACTAAACTTCAATACAACAGAGCATGGACTTGGAGAGATATAAAAAATTGGTTGAAAAATCAATGTGGTACTCAAGATCCAGACAGATTTTATTATGGTCAAAACATTACATCATTCACTGCAACAACATCACAATGGGAAGACTACAATGCTCTAAATGATTACGGAGCAGGACCTGTAGTAATATGGGATGCCCCTACTGGTTCACCCAATGAACCAAAGAAACCTGAGATCAAAATCACAAACTCACCTAATCTCAAGATTAGTGGTGGAGTTGAGATAAAGTTCTCTTAATAAATACTAAAAAAGACTAGCGCAATGGCAGAAAAATCGTTCGGTGTAAAGGATCTTAATATAGTTGGAGCAAGTGGCGACCCAACTATAGAGAGTAACGGCGACCTAAATTTAAAGGCTGGTCAAGTTGCAATTCAGACCAACACTACAGTCACAGGAGTAGTTACTGCAACATCATTTGCTGGTAACGGAGCAAATATAACTGGTATCTCTACAGCTAACATCGTAAACTATCAAGTAGGTGGAAGTGGTGGTGGTATTACTGTTGAAGATGAGGGAACTCCATTATCAACAACTGCAACCACACTAAACTTTGTTGGAAGTTCTGTCGCTGCAACTGGTACTGGAGCAGAAAAAACAATTACTATCTCTGACGCCTCTGTCCCTGCGAACAGTACTTTTGATACTGTAGATGTTGTTGGGATTGTAACTGCTGGTAGTTTTGTTACTGATCTGATTACTGCAAACGGAACTGGTAGAGGATTCTGTACAAGATATTATATTACTGCAAACGGTTCTTCTTCATATAGTTTTGCAGGGCCTGGACAAAGAAACAGTGTAGGAAATCCAACTCTCTATCTAATGAGAGGATTCACATATATGTTTGAGAACTCAACTGGTGGTTCACATCCATTCCGTATTCAATTTACAGGAACAAGTACAGGTGTAGGAACATACGTCAGTGGATCACAGAGTGGAGTACAGATATTTACAATACCACATGATGCACCAGCAAATTATCAATATCAATGCACTGTGCCGTCACACGCCAGTATGATAGGAAGTTTCGTTATCCCTAGTTAATATTATGCCATTAGCATTTGGAATTGGAAAGTCGAGAGGGTCAGTCTTCGACCCTGCAATAGAGGCCTGTAATTATATACAGTTTTATTGGAATTGGACTGACGGAAAAGACTTTGATGTTAGAGCAGAATTTATAAGACCCACTGCCTTGGCAGGACAAGTGGTGGGTACAAATAGATTACCACAGATTATAGATGCTGGTGGATCAATCACCTACATGAAGTGGGGTGGAGACGATGCAGATAACACTGTAGGATATGAAGGTATATACATTGATGTAGATGCAATCAAAACATTACCTGGCGGTATTCCAGAGAATCAAATTGAATTAGATATGAGAGGAACATGGTATGCTGAGGTAGGATCGCAACCAGTAGTCATAAGTGCAAGTGGATATAATGGTGGAACTATGACATTAGAAAGAGATACACCTAATGTTCCTGGCCGTGGGTTCATCAATACAGGTTATGCAAGTTCTTTTACAGATTTTAAAGTGGCGCCTGGAGTAGTAGTAACATCAGCAGGCCATAGTGAGGCAAATGGCCAACGGTTAACTAAAGTAATCATAGATCTAAACAGATTTACACTATCATTCTCTCAAAACTAAGTAAGTATAAATACGGCTAGAAAAAATAGTGGGAAATCACATGAAAAGATTTTTACCTATAATTATGCTTTTGATGGCGGCTCCCATGGCAGCGAGAGCCGATTTAACACATAGATTGACTACGAGTACACAACTTAGTGTAGACAGCGCAGCAACTCAGGCCAGTAGAATTGGCTCAACCTATACTGTAAGTGGTAACAATATCACCGCTGGTACTATGGGTGGACTAACAAAGTCTTCTGGAGATACTATTACAACTGCGGCTGCTAGTCAGACACAAGGGACATACACAGTTACTACTGCTGGCTCTGCCTTCAGCTTAAGTGAGTCATTCATTTTAGGCGATGCAGTAGCACCTATCGGAACTGGTGTTGACGTATCT